TCGTAGCCCCGCCACGCCTGCCCGCTTCGTGTAATAGTTTTCATGCACTGCAACAAATACGAAAAAGCCCGCCATTTCTGGCGGGCCGGAGGCAAAACGATCCTTTTGCGATCATGCGATCTCATGCAGCATAGACATGCACTCTCCTCACAGAGTCATGTCAGCTTAAAATCATCGTCCACATCGATGGGTTTTTTTGCTGCGAATGGATATCTGATGATGTAAACAATCCCATCGTGAAGCGAAACAGGGTGGTCCAGTTCCAGCGCGAACAACCCATCAAAGGTTTTGCCCAACCAGAAGCCGCCGCCGTATTTTTTCATCCGCTGAAACAGTACCCAGCCGCCCGGAACGTAGTTCTGCAAACATTCATCCCGGTAAACGATCTGATAGTTGCTGTCTTTTCCACCCATGGTTTTAGGCCTCGCTTCGATGATTGCTCAAACACCCTGGCAGTTAATGATTAGTTTCGCTGTCAGAACTGGGCGGGGGGAGGTCTGTGTGGTTACGCCCATTTCCTGACAAATTAGCCTGCTGGAAATAGTCAACGGTTAGGCCGCTGATTATCTCCATGGCCAGCTCCTGCTCTCCAGGCTTGCTGTTCATCAGCAATGCACTATCGACGACAAACATAATGCGTTCCAAATACCGTAGCGCATGATCACCTTCAGACACGTAACCCCCTTTCTTTGCTTTGCTATCAACAAATTCAGTCAACCGGCATATGTATGACCCTATGTAGAGCTAATTTATCAAAGCGCTCGTAAAAGCTAATAGGTTTGCCGGAAGAAAGTCAGAACATTATACAGGCATTTCTTAAACCATACTGCAAAGTACTGTATATATAAACAGTAATATTATTCCGACTCAAGTATGCACAAAAAAGGCATCTTTAAGCAAGGTCATTTATCTAATTGATTTGAATAAATTTTTACTTCACCAACGTGCAAAAAATGATCGTTATTTTTAACACGGCACTGCGGTAAAAGTACTGGGCTTAACTATTTGATTAGCCTTCTTTCAGGGTGGCCTCTGCCATATTGCCCAAGCTAAAAGTCACCATTTGATGCCAGGCGGGGCGGGCCGAACGGGCTGTAGGTTGAATTTATGTTGATTACCCGTGTTTACTTATTAATCGCTTTCATAGATCGAATGTATGTAATTGATCGTTAAAATCGATCATGCGATAAATAAAAAAGCCTCCGAAGAGGCTTAATGAATCCATGCCGTTGTGACATGTCACAGCGTCAATTTAAGCTCATGCCACCCGAAAGTGTTCCAGCAACCAGAATCACCCGCGCATGGACAGGACTGAACTGGCAGGATGTCACCGCACTTACCGCAGCGGTTGGCACTGATGGACTTAATGCGACCACGAACCCGCGCGTCATCCTGGCGAATCAGCATGGCGATGTACTCGCCCATTTCATATGGGTCACGACCTGGGCGTCGGGCGGCGCAGTTTCGCGCCACCATGTCCAGCTCCTGCCGATCAAGAATCAGCTCTATCTTACGGCCACCGGCAGTTGCTTGGCGTGCACGCTGTGCTGCTTTGCGTTCTGCTGCTGACTTTGCCATCACTTCGCCCCCTGCTGCGGAACTGCCGCGAGCATGGCGGCGCGGCAGGCGTTCCAGCCGTACTTAAACGCAACGTTAATAGAATCGCATGGCTCGTACCCTTCCATTTTCGATATTGCCTGTGTGGTGCTAATTGCATTTGGTACTACTGGCAAAAGCTGCGGGGCGGTGAAGAGCGGCCCCGGTTCGACATCATGACGACGCCAGCGGATATCACAGGTCCTTTCCTCAGTTGGTGATGACCAGGCTACTACGTCTGCGACCGGCTCCTGAACCGTGCTAGTCGCCAGTGCTGGCAGTGCAATACTCAGCAGAACGTATCCCGGCATCCATTGACCAAGTTCAGCAACGTGCGTCACGTTCACACTGATGTATTCCCCTGTGAATACCTCTTCGTTCTGGTCCCATTCGCACAGGTCCAGAATGTCGCCGGCCTGATACTCACGGTCATTCCAACGCAGTTCTGCGCGCTTAATACCGTCGCGAACTGCTGCGAAGTATTCAGGCCAGATCTTCAAGTTATGCGTTTTACCTGTTAGCTTTTTGGTGAATTTAGTCATGGGTTAGTCCTCCCCGTTGATGCGGATGCCAGCGTCGGCACATGCGATGCGAAATGCAGCTTGAAGCTCTTTCGCGATATGTGGCACATATCCGTCGAATGACGGCAGCATCACTTCCCGTACCGCTAGTAACTGACGCGCCATTTCCCTGGCTTCGATAGCGTCACATTGCGCACCGCGAAAACCGATGTCTTCCAGCCATTCTTTGTTGAATTTGATTGTCATGCCGCGCTCTCCTGTTATTCGAAAACGAAAAGGATTTTCAGACCTAATTTTTTTGCAAGGGCATGTTCTGCAACGGCACCCTCTGATTTTTCCCACCCTGGCAGCAGGAATACAGCATCTGCACAACGGATCATCGCGCAGCAAATATCCATGTACTCTCGCTGCTCAAGCCCATCAGGAAGCACCGCCGGATTCAGCACGGTATGACCTGAAACACCTAAGTGATACGCCACCTCGTGAAATGCCATCCGGTTGAAATCTGTATACCCCGTCATAGGTCCTGCTACGTAAACCTTCATCGGCCAGCCTCCTCTGCGCGGCGTTCTTGCAGCTCGACTACTGCAGCATGAAAGTTTCTCCACCATGCCTCATCGACTGCTGGGCTGTAGCGGGACAACATTTTTTCTGCTGACTGACGAAGGGTTTCCAGCTCGCCATTTGTGATTTTTTCTGCTTCCACTTTATTTCTCCTTGTACCGATATGAGGCACCCAGCCGTTCCAGCCAGGTGTTGATGGTTGTCATGTTGGATTGAGAGGCCTTACCCCGGATTCGATAGAGCGTGCCGTCTCGGGTAGATTCGTAGAGCACGCCATCCAGCGCGATTTTTTGGCCGGAAAGAAGCAGGCCGATCTCGGCTTCACCGATATCCCAGCCTATCGACTGTGCAAAATCGCGAATTTTTGCCGCAGGCTCACCTGTTACAAAGCGGCGTTCCTGTCTGATTGCGCGGTTACGCTTCTGCCGTTTGGCGTCAGATGCTTCCTGAGATAACCGGCGCGCGATCTCTTTCTTCTCTTTACGGCTCAGAGAGCTGAGATCGCGGCCTTCAAGATTGAGTTCTGTCGTTTTTTCCACCGCCCGCGGCTCCCGCGTACAGTTATTGACAGAACTCCGAGGGGCGGCTGCGCCGCCTGAAAAATCAACTTCAAAACCAGAAGCGTCTTCGCTCTGGCGTTTCGGGACGATTTTGTATTTCGTGGTGCGGGTGTGGATCTGCGAATCAGTGCCCACAACAGGGGAGTAAAGGCCGGAGATTTTTGAAACGTCATCACCGTAAATGTTGCCGTTTTCAGTGACCTCGTAGCAAAGGCGCACGCGGAGTTCATCGCGAGAAACGAGCGGGCCGCCCTGGGCGTTAACGTACAGATCCCAGGCGCTACCATCGGCGGCCTGCCGGACTGGTTCAATCTCTGGATGCAGGACCAACTCGCGATCACCCAGGCGACGGAGTTCACGCCAGACCGTGACCGGTGCGCCGCCAATCTGCTGGAACTGACGTATAGCCCAACGAGACGACCAGGCGCTAACGCGGCGAGCAGTCTCTTTCAGTGGTTTGCCTGTGTCGTCATCCAGCTCATCATCCAGCTGATAGCCGTCGATATTCTTTGAGATGTATTTAGCGATATAGCCAGTAGCGCTGCCTTTTTCTTTGTCGATAGGCTTCATTTCGAAGCGGTTTTCAGCCGCTCCCGGTTCATGTCCATCCTCCTGCATGGCATAACTACGGAAAATCTCAGTAGCCTGCTGGATGTTTTCGGGCAGCATGAACAACAGCAGATGCCAGTGCGGGGTTTCATCGTGATGAGGCTCAGCCACGCGGAAACCAAAGACGCGGATCCCTTTACGCAGCCATGCAGCGCGAGTTCGCGACCAGACTTTGCAGAGATATTTCTGGGTTTCGCGTGGCGACGCTCCGCTGTATTTATTGTTGCGGCGGCCGTCATACTGCATTGCGTGATATTTTGACGGTGCGGTCAGAGTGAAAAATGCTCCCGCGAGGCCACGCTCATTAGCGATATCTTCAAAGCCGCGCATTCTGGCCATCAGTTCGCGGCGGCGGTTAGCCGGGTTAGCTACGCTTGCGGCGACTTTATCGATCAGTGAAACGCGCTCTCCAGTATCCTCATCTTCCAGCTCCATGGCTTTCAGAAACTCGCGGTTTGCTTTCTTTTGCGCAGTCCACTCTTGCAGGCATGGATCGCTGCAGTACGCAGATACTTTTCTATGTACATAGCCTGCCGCAATCATCAGGTGTTCGCGCCAGCGCGAGTTAAGACGGCGTAGACGGTTGAGCCACCACTGAGGAGATTGCAGGCGGGCAACGGCGCATAAAGCCTCTTCACCCTCCAGTTCTTCTTTGCAATAGGCCGACCAGCAAGGCACAGGCACATTCAAATGTGAGACGAGGAACCCCATACGGCCATAGCCAGAGAGCGTGGAAAAATGGGGATCAGCTGTACGGGCTAACTGAAACTCAAACTCGCGGTTAAACTCGCTGCCCAGGATGTCAGCAAGGTTATGCGCCAGTTGTTTCATCTCTTTTTTGCCAGACCAGATCAGACGCCAGAAATCATTGCGCAGCGGCAGCAATGCGGCGGGCAGAACAGACTGAGGTAGATATTGTTCGTTCACCTGGTCGATACGGCTCAGAACGAAGCGTTCAAAGGTATTAAGCAGCCAGGCATCAGCTGCTTTTTTACCTTTGCGGTCTACTTGTTCCAGCTTTTGGGAGTAAATACGGCGAACGAAGTGGGGGAGGGACGCCAGGCGGTGACGAACCGCCCGGCTACGGTCTGGTGTTTCTTCTGTTTCTGCCAGTTCAGCGACAGTCAGGAGTTTACGGTTGCCATCTGGTGTCAGGTACATGATCCCGCGCGCGGTGTCGTCAGCCTGATAAGCTCCGACAGCTGCGCGGGGTTTGTTCCAGCTGTAAGCCAAATCGCTCACGCGCGAGCCTCGTTTGTATAAACCTCAGCAAAAGGCGCAAGAACGGGGTGGGCAAATTGCACTGGCGAGGCCACAGCGATAATTTCTGCAGCGGCTTTACCTTCTCCAGCCGCAACACCAATACTGCGCTTGGCTGTGAGAGTGTGGATTTTGAAATCGCGATAGAGGGAACGGGTCAGAGCGGTGTCGCTGTTGGACACAACGACCGTATGACCCTGAGTAGCCAGGCGCTCCAGCAGACTGGCCAGAAGATACTGCTCGTCGTCGTTAAACCCGGCAGTGTGATATTTGGCAAAGGTGCCGTCATAAGGCGGATCGCAATAAACCACGTCACCGCCCTTAACCATTTCCAGCGTTTCCTCAAAGCTGGCGCAGATGAACGTGGCGCGTTTCGCTTTCTCTGCAAAGGCGCGGATCTCGCTTTCAGGGAAATACGTCTCTTTGTAGTTCCCGAAAGGCACATTGAAGATGCCCTTCAAGTTGTAACGGCACAGACCACGGTAGCAGTGACGGTTCAGGTACAGGAAATAAACGGCGCGGCGCAGCCGGTTGAGTTCATGGTCATGGTTAAAAACCTCACGGACGCGGTAATAGCTTTCTGCCAGGCTCATGCTCTCGAAAACGGCACGGGCAAGCGCGATAAAGTTTTCGCAGTCTTCGGCAATGACGCGGTAAAAGTTAATCAGATCCGGGTTGATATCTGCGACGAGGTAGGCCGGATAATCGGTGGCCATCATTACCGCGCAGGAACCCGCGAACGGTTCAACCAGTCGCGGTCCGGCAGGAAGGTGTTTAATCAGTTCGGGCATAACGGCTGTCTTGTTGCCAGCCCACTTCAACATGGTGCTCACACTGCACCTCCGTTGTAATGTTTGCTTTTCAGCTCTTCGATTTGTTTACAGGTGACGCACAGATCGCAGCCAGGAACGGCAATGCGGCGCGCTTCCGGGATGGCTGCGCCACAGCTTTCACATGTGAATGAAGAAACCGCAGCGCTACGGCTGCGGGCGTTGTTGATGTTGCGCTGGAGAGTTTCCTCAACGCGCTGCTGCACGAGATCCATTGAATCGGCCATTAGTGCCAGTCTCCGCGTGATTCAGCTTCATAACGGTCAGCCTCACGGCGAAGAAGTTCGGCGGCCTCGGCCCCCGTCATGTCGTTCTGCGTGATGTGCATAGCCAGCGCTTCCATACGGACAGATACCGAAAGGGCGCAATTCTTTCGCTCATCCAGACGTGTCTCAGAAAACAGTAACGAGAGGCCAGCATCATCCGGGCCTGTTTTGGTGGTGCGGGTTTCGATATTTCGCATTTCACTTCTCCTGAATTTGGGCAAAACGAAGCCCGGCGGGTTTACGCCATTTAATGGGTTTGGTTAATTAGCTGTAGCCAAGAACGCGGGGTGGTTTGTTTTTCAGCTGTTCAATCATTTCAGCCTGTAAGCGCTGGCGAAACTCCACACAGCAGTCCCAGTTAGGATCCACGCGGAAAATCTCACCGCCGCGGGTTTTGATTTCGAAGCCTTCTTCCATATTTGGAATAACAACCCCGAGAATAATTCTCAGATCATCGCGCGACATGTTTCACTCCTTTAAAAATAAAACGTGCAATACGAATAATTAAATAAGCTGGCTGCTTGGCCTTTTTACTTGTCAGCCCTTTTAACAATTCGGACTGATCGCGGCTCGGGTGCCAGCGCTTTCCTTCGGTGTCAATCCAGCCGTGGCTGTAGTGCATGCGTGGGCTTTCTTTAACCAGGAGAGATGCGAAAGATGGTGCGTTATCCATGCTCACCTCAGATCAAACCAAACGATGCGCCAAGACCGGTCACGGTATCGACCGCGCTTGTCATGGCCGGGTGCGTCTGCAGACGCGCATGCAGAGTAACGGCGGTCAGAGCCAGAAAGCGGGTTGCCGAGTTAATGCTCTCGACAGTCTGGCGGCGGCCTGATGCTGTTCCGGTTTCCCCGCTGATGGTAGCCCTGGCGATACTCCCCAGTTCTGCTGTCGCATTCATGACGTAGTGCGGCATTTTCTCTTTGGCTACTTCATTCACCGGCACACATGGCAGGCAGTGGAGCTGCGCCAGAAAACCATCGACCAGCGTCGGGTCTTCGGTGATATCGGTCAGTGTCAGGATATCCAGCCAGGTCAGCTGATGCGGCTGTGCTGGATTAAGCTTGTTGCGCAGCATCTGGACGTTTAAATCCATCTGCGCTGCCAGTTGAGCCATGTTGTGCTTAACGGCGAATGCGCGGCAGGCCTCTTCGAAATGCGGATGTTTGGAAACTTGATAATCAAACATTGTCTGCTCCCTGTTAACTTACATAATCAAGTTGGTTATGCAGCAACGTACTTGCAGTTAATGCCTTGTTGGAGCAGGCGGGCGCGAAAAGCAACCATGTTGATACGGGCCGCACCGCCTTGTTTTTTACGGGGAACGAGAAGCAGATCGCCGTCAGAAACCATGGCCTTAACAGTGCGCAGGCTATAGCCATACTGAACAGCAAACTCTTCATAGCTCATCACATCGGGGCCTGACGGGATTGCAATTTGAGGTGTCATGTTGGATTATCTCCGGTTAACAGTTGATTTAGTGCATTGGCGTGCATTTGTTTTGGTTTTGAGAATATACACAACCCGATTGGGTTATGCAAACGTCTCAAATGCAAATTTAGAGGTCTGTGTGGGCGAAAAAACTTCACAAGCGAAAGATGTTTTGGAAAGAATCCTTAGTTCTTATGGATTTAACTCGCGTCAGCAGTATTCAGAAGTTGTTGGCGTTCCACTTGGAACAATAGGCAATTGGGTGAGCAGGGACAGTATCCCTGGTGACTACGTGATTAGATGCGTTCTGGATACAGGAGAGGATCTAAGCTGGATACTGACGGGTGAACTTAAAAAATCAAGTCCGCAGGCAGTTGACCCATCATTACCGAAAGGTCGAGAACTTTATGAAAAAGTCATGAGCAACGGTGGGAAACCTGTTGTGACCCGCATGCTGAGCGCTTATGGATTTTCCATGCAAAAAGAGCTGGGAGACCTGCTGGGGATTTCATCAGGGACTATGTCTGCGTGGGTGAGGCGAGAATATTTCCCTGGGGATGTTGTTGTTACCTGCGCACTCGAAACAGGCGCTTCGCTTCGATGGCTTGCAACTGGCGAGGGAGATAGATATACGTCAAATAGTGATTCACCACATCAAATAGATAACGATGAATTTGATATGGTTAGGATAAAGAAAAAGAAATTAATGGATGGTCTCCTTATAGATAGCGGGCATACATTAATAGATAAGGATACGTTTGGTTTTATTACTCCAGATGATATATGCGTAACTGATAACTACGCTACTTATTATGTTGATTTCTCAAATACTACCTTGAGTGATGGGATACGCCTAATAGATATAGATGGTTATAAGTCTTTTTACTCCGTTATTAGAAAGCCCGGCAATAGATTAATTCTGCGCAGTAGCAATAACCCAAATATACCTGATATAGAATGCGAAGCTAGTTCTGTAGAGAGTGTTGGCTCAATAAAACACACACTAATTCACAATGTAAGATAAAAGGAATTTCGAATGCGATACTTAACATTGATAGCACTGTCCTTAGCCTCGCTCTCAGCACTAGCAGCCCCCGAGCAGTTCAAGTCTGTAGCTGAGTTGATGGACTCTTATCAGGACTTCAAAGACTACAAAGATTACCCCGCGTTTAAGGTTCTAAGTGAGAAACCATTACACATTCAGGTGTCCCCTGCCGTGCTTGAAAAAAGTAGTGTAGAACAAATTAAAGTAGACATTCAAAAAGCATCAGTTTATGCAGTTTATAGGTCTCTATACCAAACCCCCGCTACCAGCATCAAAGTTACTGTAATACCCTTATCAATGAACTTGGATACTCACGAGATGAAGTATCTAGATAGTGGAAGAATTGATTTCACAGCCACTAAAAAGCAGGCCGTCAGCCTCGTCAAAAAATATGGGAATATTACTAATGAAGAAGATGTAATTACAGCATCTGGAGATTGGGCACCAAAATTCCAAAATTGCTGCTATTTAGAGTCTGGTAAACCAGGAGTGGCAGTTTTCTCTAAAGAATTAATTAACCATAAGTAAAATATCATGAGTGTAAAAAAGCTTAACTCTGGTGAATGGCTGTGTGATTTCCGTGTGGATGGCGCGGAAAGTCGACGTGTCCGTAAAAAATTTCCCACCAAGGGGGAAGCTTTATCTTATGAGCAACATTTTAAAGACGAAGCGCAGAGCAAACCCTGGCTGGCTGAAAAAGAAGATCGCAGACGTTTAAGCGACCTTATTGCGCTATGGCATGACCTGCACGGCCAGTCACTTGCAGCCAGCAAATCGCGTCTGGCGAAGCTTCATATCATATGCCGTGGACTTGGCGATCCTATAGCCTCGCAATTCACAGCCAAGGATTTTGCCCATTATCGTGACCAGCGGTTGAAAGGGGAGATCGATAATGGCTACCACGCCGACCCCAAAAAGTGGATTGCTAAGCCAATAACGGTCAATAGGGAACAGAACTATTTAAAGGCCGTTTTCAACGAGCTGAAACGTCTTGGGGAGTGGTCACTGCCGAACCCGCTTGAAAGCATACGTACTTTTAAAGAAGTAGAGAAAGAAATGTCCTGGCTGACTGAGCCGCAGATACAGGAAATGCTCCGTGCATGCGATGCTTACGGCAAAATTTTTCTGACCCGTATTGTTAAGGTATGCCTAGCTACCGGTGCGCGATGGAGCGAAGCAGAACGGTTAACCCGTTCTCAGCTTTCGCCTTACAAACTCACATTTACAAAAACTAAAGGCGGGAAAAACCGGACAGTGCCGATCCCGCGCTGGTTATACGATGAACTCTCGCCATTGCAGGGAAAATTATTTAAGCCTTGTTATCAAGAGTTCAAAAAGATGCTTGCATTAACGAATATAGAACTGGCGGAGGGTCAAAAAACCCACGTGTTACGTCATACCTTTGCAAGCCACTTTATGATGAATGGCGGAAATATACTCGTATTACAGAGAATATTGGGTCACTCAAATATTCGAGAAACCATGCGTTATGCACACTTCGCTCCCGATCATTTAGAAGAAGCCGCATTACTGAATCCTCTATCCTTTATCAGAGATAACTGAAAATGATTGATTTGACTGAGCATTACAGTATTCTTCAACCAAAATATAATGGTTTACTTGGTGCCATAAAATTCTCATTACATGAAATGATTAAAAGTAATAATCTTTCGCTTTTCGAACTTGATGGGCGAGTGAAAACATTGGAGTCTGTAAAAGATAAATTACTACGTAAAAATTATGATGGTGGGATCAATGATATCGAAGATTTATGCGGTATAAGAATTGTTTGTTATTACACAACTGACATGGATAAATTATCTGATATCTTATCAAGTGAATTCAATATCTTGAGTGAATCAGATAAGCAGAAAGAAGCCGAGGACGATAGATTTGGCTATCTTTCTCGTCACTTTATCGTAACTCTTAAGGAAGAGTGGCTTTCCGCACCTCTTTACAGAGATTATCGCGATTTAAAAATTGAAATACAGCTTCGAACAATGCTAATGCATACCTGGGCAGCAATAAGTCATAAGCTTTTATATAAATATGAAAGCGATGCGCCAAAAGAACTTAAGCGTAGATTGAATAGGTTAAGTGCTTTAATTGAATTAGCAGATGAGCAATTTAACACAATTCGAGAATTAAAAGATAATTATGCTCAGCGATTGTTGTCTGATAAGACTGATAAAAATATTCCTTTGAATTCAGATAGCGTTTTATCACTTGTAAATAAATATTCACCCGGTCGAAATGTGCGCTTCCATGAAGATATTCCAAAGTTTTTAGACGAAATTTCCGATCTCGAAATTTCTGTTGCTGATTTTGAATCAAAGATTATCAAGGCACTTCCATTAGCGGCGCAGATAGAAAATAAGTTGGCCAAAATTCATGGGAAGGCGAATTTGCCATTGTGGTCAGTATTAGGGTTTTGCAGGATTGTTCTGGATTTAACCTCTGACGATTACTTCTATAGGCGATGGGAGGGGGGTCATCTTGATGATCTCGCTGAGGGCGATGACAAAGATGATTATTTGAAAACGTGGGGAGACCTCGTTAGGAAGCTTCGCGTAACCATATAGATGGTAAATGACCATAGAATGCCCATTCAGTATGTCCATGGCAACACTATGCTGCACTAATGATACGATTAACTTACTGTAAAATATATAATTTGTAGGTTAATCAATATGGTTAAATAAAAGCGTCTGAACTAAGATTCGCTTAAGCGACATCCTGTAAAGCTAAACTGTACTACCTGCGTGAGCGTACTGGTAAGTCTGCTCGTATTAAAGAGCGTCTGAACTAAGATTCGCAATAACGCGGCATCCAAAGCGTGTTAGAAAACAAGGGGTTGGCGTAATGCTAACCCCTTTTTTATTGCCAGTGTCCATGAATTGCCCACGATAAATATGGACAGTGACCACTGGGCATAAAAAAACACCCGCGGCTGCGGGTGCTTTTCAGAAACTCATATGGGTTTGCCCACCTCCGGTGGGGTGCGGTGGAGCTGCGCATTGCCGTTGCGGAATGGTAATGGATCGGACGAATGACTCGTGGGTGACGAACGTGTGCCCGCACTCAATGTTCTGGCACTGGTTGTAGCGTTCCTTCGTTTTATCAGAAACCTGAAAGCTACTGCGGGTGTGGGCAGCATGTCCACACAACGGGCAATTCATCATAACAGGCTCTCCATCTTAAATTTTCAAGTTATGATAACTTCCAGCGCGAATTTTTAAAACTATTCCGCTTCAAAGTCATCAATTTTTACTTCCAGCTCCAGTGCTGTTGTAAACCCGCTGTCGTTGATGGTGTTAGTCACTGTGGTGATAATCCAATCTGCGTCATCAATCTGCTGCTTGAATCCGCTCACTTTAACCGGCAGTTCCGGGAACAACTCTTCCCGGCCCATTGCCAGCTGAATTGAAAAGGAGGCAACACCGCGTTGTATCCTTTCCCAGTGGGATTTTGCCGCGCGCTCAGCGTTTGCCTTGTTCGCGTAGGTCCGGCTTAGCACTAGAACGTTTTCATCAGTCCCAACCAGGTATTCCCCTTGCTTTGGATCCGGGGCTTTTGTGGGTTTACCCATGGTATTTTTTCGACGGCGGCGAACCTTAACCACTTCCTTTTTCCTTGGCTCCCGGAGATTTAACCAGTTCGCTGATACGCCTGTATAAGCACCACGATCAGCGAGGCTGAACCGGTGCTGATCGCCAGTTGAGCGGGTAATTGTCATAACCGGCAGCGCTTTTCCGCTTGCAGTTTTACCCTGGCCTTGCCTGATGAACAGCAACAAGCCATTTTTGACAGAGGCTATCGCCCCGAACTGTTTGGCCATACGCATCAGAAAGGAGCTGTCAGATTCGTTGGTCTGGTCTTCATGCCCGATTTTTTGCGACAGCATATCCTGACCAATAGCGTGTTCCAGCTTATGCCTGGCGGCAATCTCCTGAATTACGGCTCCCACCGTCGTGTCATGCCAGGACCGTTCGCGTTTGATATTCAGCGTTTCCCTGAAATCGGCGCTACGCGCACGGATGGTCAGTCTGTCCGGTGTGCCCGCGTGTTCTATTTCATCGACAGTAAATTTTCCTTTCATGACCAATGGCCGGTCTTTCCAGCCAATGGCCAGCGTAATGACCGCACCCCGGCGCGGTAGTCCTATCTTGCCGTCAGCGTCATCCAGCTCCAGATCAACCTGGTCAGCTTCAAACCCGCGATTGTCCGTATGGGTCAGGGATATCAGTCGTTCTTCCAGCGTAGTGGTGACATCTTTTTCTTCGATAGTCACCCTGAATGCCGGGATCACAGCTTTGCCTGTTACAAATCCGGTATCTATCATGACAGGATCCCCCCGACAGCTTTAATGGCTGTGTCTTTCACCTGCACCAGTTGACCCGACAGGTCGCCCAGCATTTCAGAAAGAGACTCATCCACTCGTTTCAGTGAGATAGTGAACTCTATTTTTCTCGGCGCGCCATCGCTAAAAAACTCGCTTTTCGTTCTGTTAATTTCACTGATGACAAACATACCGTAGATGGTTCCACTGCCCTCAATAAGCGGCCATCCTTTCCCGGTTTCGGCCATTGTCTCCAGCGTCAGCAGGGAAAGACTTCCTCCGGTAATCGCTGGCATGAGAACACCCGACAACGTTATGGTGTCCGTGTCTGACCCAACGAACTGGAGGGTGGGGCGCTTGCCCACCCGGCTGTTTGACGCATGGCGCCATGCTTTCTGATATTGAAGCTCCTGATATGGGACTGTTTTCAGGGTGAAAACAAACATCCCCAGCGTCATCATCATGAATCGGTACCCCCCTGATCATAAAAACTGCTGCGCTGACGTGATAATTTCTGACGTTCGCGAGCATCAAGCTGGCGAATCACCTCGGCAACTGTATCCTGTGCGCTTTGTCCTGCCGCCTGATGAACGTGAATTTCATAGTGGGCAGATGACGGCGCGCCAGTATGGTTGACTGTAGAAACTATTGAAGGGCCAGTTCTCTGGTATGAATCAACCGGTAGGCTCAGCGGGTGCATCGGCCTGGCGGCTACCGGCGTTGCCAGTGATCCCAGAAGCATTCCTGTGGCAGCGGCGAGTGCCGCGGTCTGTCGGCGGCTGGTGATATTCGCCGGGCCGTTAACAATTTCTGGGCCATTTTCCCCAACGCCCCAAAACTGACCTCGTGAAATATCCCCGCCATTGTCATGGAACCCTGCGAACCCCGGATAACCTGCGTAACCGCCATACATCATCGGGAACCCGCCGGGTGGTAACTGCACCCCCTGTTTCGTCATGGTTGGCGCGTTTTTGGCAACCTCTTCTGGTAGTTTTGCGGCGGCCGCTTTCTCGCTGACTAAACCCAGCTTTTCCAGTAGCCAGGACACTCCCGATTTCAGCGTATCTAAGGGACTCATTACCATTGCCAGACCGTCTGCCAGAGCCTGCCCGAAGCGTTTCCCCATTTCGGCGGCGCTGGCCAGTTCTTCTTTTGTCGATTTGACCGGCGTCAGCAGATCGGTGAACCAGCCGAACAGTGATTTCACCGTATTGCTAATCCAGTCGAACACCGGGCGCAGCGGTTCAAACGCTGATGCTATCGGACCGGCTGCAGCCTGGAACCCGGCAACGACCCCACCCAGAAATGCGCTGATCGGTTGCCAGTATTTCCAGAAAACCAGCGCAACTGAGGCCAGCGCTGTTACAACCAAACCAACAGGGCTTAAAAGCGCACCAAGCAGAACGGAAATACCATAAAGTGCGGCGCGGAGTAGTGCCAGCGGCCCGGATACCACAAATCGGATTACACTGCCGACAGCAGATAACCCGCCCCTCAGCAACGCAAGCGGATTCATCACCGCTCCGATAATGTTGCGAATACCCCCCATCCCGGAACGGAAGATAGCCAGCGGCAAGCCAGCGACAGATTTCAGGGCATTGCCTGCCAGCCCAGCAGAACGGCGAAGGGAATCAAGCGGAGAGGCAAGCAATGCGGCACTGCTGCCTGATGACGCCATGCCGCGACGCAATAGAGTGAGTGGCGCGGTGGCCAGCCAGGACAATGCACTGCCGGTGCGCGATACCGAAGCAGCGACAGAGGGCAGTGTTTTCACTCCCAGCATAGTCAGTCCGAACCTGACAGCAGCAATTGGCCCAATGACTGCAGCAAAACCGATCAGTACTGTTCCCAGGATGACCGTCAGCGCAGCCATACCCGCAACCAGTTTCATGATCGTGCCAGCCAGTACCGGGTTTTGCTCAACCCAACGGCGCATTGCTCCCGTTACGCTCTGAACCCGATACATGATATCCAGCAGTGGCGCACGGAGAGTTTCACCCAGGCCGCTCATGACGTTTTGCATTCCGGCTTTGAGCAGCATCCATTGCGCTGACAGGGAGTCTTTATTGATGTCAGACTCTTTCTGCATTGACCCCTTTGCGGCTACTCCCTGGGTTAATTCAATCTGGCGGCGCAGCTCGGGCAAGTTTCCCGACAGCTTGGCAGCAGCAGGGCCGAACTCTTTACCGAAAAGCTGAGTCATAAGCGTTGTTTGCATATAGGCAGGAAATTTTTTGGCCTGCTCAAGCACCTGCAAAATGGTACCCATTGAATCCTTGACCATGGATTTTTGCAGTTTCAACGGATCGAGTTTCAGCGTAGACATTGCTGCCTGAAACTGCTTACCTCCGATAGAAGCATTGGATAGCTCGCGTACCATCGCCCTGGCAGAACTGGCTGCTACATCTGGCGTTGACCCCAACGACAGGAAGGTAGATCCCAGTGCCGCAGCTTTTCGATAATCCAGCTTATCTGCGCTGTCGCCCATACGTTGTAGTACTTCAATAATGTCAGCACCTTTGGACATGGCGTTATCGTCCAGGTAGTTGATGACATCACCGAGCTGTTCGATATTGTTAATCGGCACTTTATACAGCTGGGCAATTTTGCCGAGGTTTTCAGCCAGTTCGTCTGCCGGAAGTTCAAACGCGGTGGCCGCTTTTGCAGAGACAGAAGCGAAGTTCAGAAGCTGTTTTTTCTGCTCATCCCACGTCTTCGCATCGCCACCTATCCCCATTCGTGCGCCACCTTCAACCAGGGCGGCGTAATCCACCGCGCCGAACTGCATTGGCAGTTGCTCGGAGGCATTCTTAATGGCCTGCTGCATCTCATAGAAACGGGCGGTACGGTTGCCGTTATCATCCCTCAAGCCGTTAACCTGCTTGGCGACACCTTTCATGGCATCTTCAAAGCCAGCGTAATCAGTCACAGCAGAAACTACCGGCGCACCGGCACCCACCCCGGCGGCGGTCATGGCCGCGCCTGCACCGGCAACCCGATCCCGGATCTCCAGTGTCTTTCCGTACTGCTCTTTTGCAGCGCTCATTCTGCGCTGCTGCTCAGCAGCGCGTTTCAGCCTGGCTTCCTGCTCTACGAGCTGGCGGTTGTACTTTTCTGTTTCGCGTGTAATTCGCGCCGTGGCGCTGGCACCATCCGTTGCGGATATCCCTGCGCGGTAGAGTTCAGCCCTGACGCGGGCGGTCTGCGATTGCAGTCGGCCCTGCCTTTCCTCCAGGCGCTGAACAGCCAGGCGTTGCTTTTCAAGCGCTACGATCTGGCGCTGCGTAGGAGGTCCCATTTGGCCTAGTTCTGCACTGAGCATGGCCATACGCTGGCGCGAATAGTTCAGCCGGTCGCCCAGTTTCTGGTTTTCTTCCTGGAGTTTACGGAACCCGTCCAGCTTGCCGCTGGTCTGGTCGATTTGTTTGAGGGCATCTCGGGATTTTTTGACGGCGCTGGCCAGCTCCTGGGTGCTGGCGCGCGCTTGTTTAAAGGGGCGGGTGAGCTTATCAACTGCGCTCATTATCACCTGCAGGCGCAGGTTACGGTCATTCATCGTTGTTAGCTCCGCTGCGCATTATCGCTTTGTGCCGCCATTCCAGCAGCTCTGTCAGCGACATGTCAGCGGTGGCGGCTGGCGTCCAGTGAAATACGGTGGCGATATCCGCCACCAGGTCATCAACGGTCAGCTCTGCTGGAAACCCGACATAGCCGACTTCGGCAGCAAAAAACCCACGACCTCAATCGACAGTTGCAGCAGATCGCCTGGCTCCATCAGCATGACCTCTGCGCGGGTCAGTGCCGGAGTGGTGACGCGAGGCAACACGGTCATCATGGATTCAACATCCATGTCCATCAGCGCCTGCAGACGGGTACCGCGCAGAGCGCCGGAGTTCGGCTTACGTACCACCACTTTTTCAATGATGGTGGTTCCACGCTGCACAGGTGCATCCAGGGTGACAGTTGCTTCATTGCGTGGAGCTTCGTTTTCAATCAGCTGTTCTTCGTTCATTGCTGTTCCTTAATTTGTGAAACCGGCGCGGATCCCCGCGCCATGTAATCAGAGGCCGATAGCGCGGCGGTGTTCTTCCAGCAAATCCTTGCCATCCACAATCCAGACCATATTCACGAGGTCAACCTCATAGAGCACCTCGCCGTTGATGGTCAGTTTCGCGTAGCTGTTTGTGCTGGACACTTTCGTGGTGGAGCTGTCGCCCTGCTTGTGTTCGCCGGAATCAATTTCCTTGTGACGCCCACGAACGACAAGCTCAACGGCCTGAACTTCGCCAGTGTCATCACGCTGGATGGACTCCGCAAAGCGCAGCATGATTCCGTCCACATTTGGCGTTCCCATCTGCTTAAACAGCTGCGCTTCGGTGCCGCCGAGCGTGAACTCGGTATCCAGCGCGCCGTCGTCCAGACCCAGACTGATATCCACAGCGCCCGGCATGCCGCCGCCGCGATATTTTTCAAACTTCTCCGTCAACTTGGGGAACGTAAGGGATTCAACGATCCCCATGTAGTTGTCCCCGGCGTTGAACATGTTCAGGTATTTAACCTTGCGTGGCAGTGCCATTTAGTCCCCTTAGCCGTTAGCCTGGCTGGTAAAGTCCATCAGATAAGAGTCGGTGATACGCTGGCGCAGCATCAGGTTCTCCAGTGGCGGTACCGGGGTATAGTCGTAATCGATATACAGTTTCCCGGCTTTCAGCGTGTCTTTGCTGTTCAGGTCATCGCTGATCCACGCATCACCACCCAGCAGATAACCCTGGCTGGTCATTTCACGGAGTTTCGCGCGGATACCTTCCACGATGTCGCGAGCCAGTGAAGGGGTCAGCGCCTTATCCATTGCCCAGAAATGAGCTTCGGCCATGGTATCCATCAGAACCTGGGCGGTGCGGGTGTAACACTCGAACTGGAACAGCGGATCAGCACTGAGCGTACGCACACCCCAGAAGCGGAACCCGTCACGACGGATCAGCGTGGTGATGTCCTTACCGTTTAACAGACCTGCGTCCGTATTCGGGTCCTGCAGATCCCAAAACACATCTTTTGAAATGCCGGTGACGCCCTGGACAGTTTTGTTGGACAGACATTCATGCCAGCCCACCTGTTCATCGACTAGAGCACGTAACCCCAGCGCCCTAGCTGTTGCCCAGGTGATCGCATCTGCATTCAGATTGGTATCCCAGCTGATGAAGTCAGGCCAGATCAGCATGGCTTCACGGTCGCCGAAGTTATCGCGATAGTTCATCGCTTCAACGATGTTTGCGCAGTTCCAGGCACCGATGTACGCGAAGCCGCGCAGTTTCTTCGCCGTAGAAATCACTTCTGCGGCTACTGCCTGCGTGTCCAGACCCGGCGCGCCTAGAATGCGGGGTTTGACGCCGAGCTTTTGGGCGGCAGTGAGGAGGGCTTTAAACCCGGTCGGAGAAGTAACCGCAGCGCTTGCCGCCGCGCCGTTCTGGAGAGTTGGTTTATGTGCTGTATCCATACCCAGAAGCGGGCCGAGATCGGTTTGACTGATGACGGCCTGCGCCATGCCGATTGCGGAGTTTGTACCGGTACTGACTGACGTTACCGTGAATTTTCCAGTGGACTGGTTCCATGCCACTGTAGCACCGGTAAGTTTTGCAGTGACCGCGGCGGCGACTGCTGATAAATCTGCTGCGCCAGAGAAATCCAGCCCGGTGATGGTTTTCAGGGCACCGTCCACCGTGATTTTCAGCGTGCCATTAGTGACAGCATTAAACCTGCCGATATTCTTTTCTGCGGAGGTCAGGGCCGGGCTGGTTAATGTCCCGGAGGTGGCAGGATTTGACCCGTTAACAGCAACCCCACCAACCGCGACAGGGGAGTGTGCCGCATCCAGCCCAAGCAGCGGGCCAGTGTCGGTCACAACGTTTACTTTCATTGCCACACCGAGCATAGACGTAATACCGGTTGAGGCAGATGTCAGAACGAAGCTGTTACCATTCCAGCCCAGGGTAACACCTGTCAGTTTTGCCGAAATCGCCGCGGCGACAGCGGCCATATTTGCCGCGTCTGTACCAGACTGGATAGCTGACAGATCCACATCCACAAATGTCTGCACGGTTCCATCAACATTCATTTTTAGAATGCCGCTTTTCACCGCTTTGAACTTATCAAACGCCAGCTCAGCAGCAGTCAGCGCTGCGCCTGTCAGCGTGGCAGGCGTTGCCGGAGTGGAAGAACCAGAAACGACTGAGCCGATGACATTGCTGGTTGTTGTGGCTTCGTCTGCGCCTTCTTGCACACGAACGACAACGACAACCGGGCTGGTCTGGTCAGCAATTGCGGTAAGCGCTTTTTTCAGCGTACCTGAACTGCCCGCTTTCGCGATTGCTGAGTTGATGTTTGTGATCAGTGCGGGTTTGTTTAACGGGAAAAACTCGGAATCAGCATCATTGGCTGTGCAGACCATGCCGATAATGCCGGTTGAGATAGTGCGGATCGTGCGCGTACCTTCGTTAATCTCGGTGACGCGAACGCCGTGGTGATAATCCTGAGACATGTAGCGGTTCTCCTCATGAGGTTTCCGCTACATGGTGCTGGCATTTTTACACCTGTTCACCTGACCGCCATTGTTTCTGATTTCACACAACAGGCTAACTCTATGGCTCGAAAATGCATCAGAGCGCAGCCGGAAAAGAAGAGGCCGCATAAGCGGCCTTTTGTCACAGCGGTTTATCAGGATAGATGGGGTTTTCTGGGTCAACCTTTGTCAGACTGTAGCGATACTTCTGCCATTCCGTCAGCCTGGGTTTATCTGTCTCGTCAATATAACCACCCTCTGAGGCATCTTTCAGGGGGGCTATTACAGAATCCGCTTCTTTGCGCAAGGCTGTTAATCTCATAATCGCCGCCGCTTTTAACTGCTCTGGCGTGGGCGGTGGAATATCCTCCCAGCAGGGCATTCCATTTTCCCCTGCGGCCCGTTGCTTACCAGGGGGAGGATCACCCATAAATTCAGCAGCAGTCTCACTATCCACCTCCACCCCGTCGAACGGCCATGTTCCGGCCTGCTCGTAAGAATCCCTCAAAGAGTTGGGGAAAAACGCATTCTCATTTGCGCTATAAACATATTCACTCATATTACCTCCCGAAAGAAATCCACTGACCACCTTCTTCAGCGACGTTCACGTGTGCAGTGAACCCAATCGGCTGTTGTTCGGTCGCGCCCCACATATTTCCACCACCCCATCCCGCATCTGAAACGATCACCTGGTCAACCTTTGTGGGGTACCTGATTGGGAAGTTGATTGTTTTGGTTGTTGTATTCGTAAAATCTATTGTGCCGTACTGGATCAGCAGATCGCCGAGCTTGTACCAGCCAGGGCCAGTGAGGATGTTCAAATCTGCCCGTACCAGCGCCGCGCTGTTGCGTGAAAGTAAGGTTCTGGCAAAGGCGGTGAAATCGGACAGGACCAGCAGATCCTTGCCGACAAAATACGGCAGCTTATCGGCCGCGCCAGTAAGTCCAGATAAAGACGTTAACGCCGCATTAATGGGTTGCTTACCGGATAACGCATTCAGCACAGTTGTAGAGAAATTAGCATCGCCGCCCAGGGCATCTGCCAGCTCCTTAAGCGTATCCAGTGCCGCGGGAGAGCCATTAACAATCGCAGCGATGGCAGCTTTTACGAAAGCTGTGGTTGCTATCTGCGTGTTATTCACTGTCTGTGCTGGCGTCGGTGCCGTCGGTATTCCGGTTAAGGCGGGGCTGACCAGCGGTGCGCCTCCAAGATTGGCAAGACCACCTGCCGGAGTAGACGAGCCGGTGCCTCCGTTGACAACAGGCACTACGGTTGAGGATGCGCTATTGAAGTTCTGCATCACGAAAAATGTTCGTGAACCCTTAGCGCCAGAGATAACGACGGTCTGATCGAAGTTAAATCCTGATGTTGGTGATTGAGAGGTGATCCTGACTGAATATCTGTTATTTGCTGTTCGGCAAATTCCACATTCGATATTCACCACATCGCCGGATAAAAATTTAAGTTCCGCCGGAGCGTTCAGCCAGCCGGTAACGTTAACCAGCAGTTTCTGACCAGATTTAAAATCAGCTTGTTGCCAATCGAAAGATGAAACTGGTAGTTGTGTTGCTATGCCAATCCCCAAATCATCAAAACCGAGAGTTTTACGGCCACCTTCTGGCGTAGTTTCGCCAAGCCCACCATTGGCGAGCGGGATTACGGTTGACGAGTCGTTGTTAAAGCTCTGAACAACAGTAAAATTTCGGCTTCCTTTGGCCCCGGTGCAGGTAACAACATATTCCGCGCGATTGCCATTGGATTGAGCATTAGACGTAAGGCGCAAAACCAAACGGTTTGGCTGATTGATAACGCAGGTAATATCGACGTTTGTTCCTGAGTTATACGTAATGCCCGTGGGGGTGTTTAACCATGCGGTTGCAGTATATGTGGTTAGCCTCTTCTGACCTGTAACCATATCAATCTGTTGCCAGTCGATGGGATCAGTCGGTGCAACGTTTGACTGGCCTATACCAATCGCCGCCATTGCATCAGCGCCAATCAGCCGCCAGCCATTGGCGTCGCCACCTGGATACCAACTGACAGAAGTCCATCCGGTTGTCGCGTTAGGTGCGCCGTGGCGTTCATACGTTCCGACAGTGGTAAACAGGAGCTGATTAAGCCCTGCGATCGTTCCACCCTGGCGGCGAATCGACATAATGACGGCGTTACCGTTTATACCAGCAGGTAAATCAGACCGTGAACCGGATAATACGTAAGTCTGGTTTTGCGCAAAGTATGCGGCATCTGAAAGGGTGGCAGAGGCAGGCAGTACCGTGTTTGAGCTTAATCCTCCAACCTCCGTCCAGTCAGACCATGAGGGGCTTGCTGCATTCCATGCAGCAGTAAGCCAGCGTATGAAAATACGTCCACCATCAGTAGTGTATCGCTGAGTACCGTTGTTACGCCCTCCAGGGAATACCTCCAACACTCCACGCTCAGCGACCGGATATCCATTCGCAATGTCGGCAGCAGTAGCGCTTATGCTTGATTGACCCCAGACGCCTGTATAGTCGGAAGTTGGCCCAAAGTTGTTCAGGTTCGAGCTGGCCGGGATGCCACCACGCATCAACAATGCCGGGGCCAGCGCGCGGGTGACAAATTCGGTTGTTGCCAGCTGCGTATCATTTGAGGCCTGCGGTGCCGTGGGCGCTGTCGGCTTTCCGGTCAATGCAGGACTAGCCAGTGGTGCCTTCAACCCCAGCGCATTGGCCATTGTGGTTGCAAAGTTCGGATCATTGCCGAGGGCAGCAGCCAGTTCTCCCAGCGTATCCAGAACAGCAGGTGATGAGTTAACCAGTGCGGCGAGCGCTGCCATAACAAACTGCGTGTTTGCGAGCTGCTGCGAATTATTGCCTGGTGCCGCCGTCGGTGCCGTCGGCGTTCCGGTCAGTGCCGGGCTTGCAAGCGGCGCTTTGAGTTTGGCCTCATCCATGACGGTTTTTACCGCTTTCGGGGTGGCGGCCAGCGTTTCGGATGCACTGGTTGTCGAGCTGCTGAGCTGCGTAAACCCTTTTGCAGTCAGGGTAGCGTCCGGGTGGTTGCGGGATTTTGCGTGCTTGTCGATTTCACTATCAACATAATCCTGCGTGGCCATCACCGTTGACGTGTCCATGGTGATGGTGATCGCGTTAACCTCGCTGACCGCAATCACCATGCGGATCACCATTTTGCGCCCGGCACCTTCGCTTAATGATGGCTTGTAGGTTTCTGCCATGTTGCCGACGGCCAGAAGTGTTCCGGCGGCATCATACAGCGCCATTTCACGGATCCAGAATCCACTCGTTTCCGGTTTTTCCGGTGGAATCACCAGTTCAACAACAATATTTTTCGGATCGCTGGCATCAATGCTCGCTCTGTTAATCGGCGCGCGGTAAACCTCCCTGACCAGTTTTGTCTGGGCAGGGTTCGGAGTGGGCAGCGTGCCGCCGCCATCACCCACGGCCATTTTTGCGGTATTGTCCAGAACAATGCTGGCGGTGCCTGCCAGAACCGCTGCGATTTTTGCGGCACCTGCTGTGGTGATAATAGTTTTAAATTTCGCCATGATAATTACCCTGGATAAACCGTAATAATGTCGCCGTCATAGATGGCACCGCCGGTGTACAGATAACCCGGCACCTCCTGCACGATGTTGATTGAGCAGTGACGACTGACGGGCCTGGCATCACTGATGAGCCTGTCCATTTCGGTGTTCATGTTGGGCGTCATGCCGCTTTCCGGCACACCAATATCCAGCTCGAACGTGCCGGGCGTGGCATTGTTTTCCCACCATTCCGTAATGCCAATGATTCGACCGAGTGGACCAACCGCGCTACGTATAGCGGCAAGCGTCCCTTTGCGGCTGTGTATAAAAAAGGCGTCGCTGACGGCCTTGCGCTTGACGTTCTCTGCCCAGGCCTCATCCCAGCGGTCAACCGAACACGCCCAGGCCAGATAGGGCAGAAACTTCACCGGGCATGTCCACGGGTTCCACAGGTCACGCAGCGGCACATCAAGGTTGCTGATATCGCTGCAGGCCTGCGCCAGTCGGCGCTCAAGCACAGCCGATCCCGGAGGAAGCAGACTATTCATCCGTACCCCCGATGGTTACGGTTGCCGCCGTGCAGTAAGCCGCCTTTGACTTATCCAGCACCACATCAACCGCAGGTGCGGTCAGCTCTACACGCTGGACCCCTTCCACATGGAGCGCACCGTAAATGGCAGATTTGCGGATATCACGTCCCAGGCGTGCCTGGGCTTTGATGTAGGATTGCAGCCGCTCAATAGCCGCCGCTTTGATGGGTTCCGCTTCCGGCCCCGGATAGAGATAGAGCTGGGCATTAATTGTGTAATTCACGATGGAAGCAGACTGCACAGTTACGCGGTCAGCCACCGGGCGTACGCTTTCATCGTTGAGCGCAGCTTTCACCACGGCAAGCAGATCCGGCGCTGCCGTTCCATCTCCTTCGCGGGAAAGAACTGTAACGGTGACATTTGCAGGTGATGGGCTAATCGCTGACGCATCAGCCACACGCCCATCAGCACTGCGCGCGTGAAATTCATAGGCCGCAGACGGGCCTGCAACGCTCAAACCCTCCATAGCTGCCGGAATGCGCTGGCGTAAATCTGAGTCTGACTCCATGACTGCCTCAACTGGCGGCACTGCCGTCAGGTCTTCGGGGGTGATCGTAAGTCGCTGCACATTATTGCTTGCTGCCAGCTGCTCAAGATCGCTGCCGATGGCATAGGCCACCATTACGGCCTGTGCTGCCTCGTTAATCCGCTGTCTGAGCAGAATTTCACGATAGGTATTCTCCTGCAGGAGCTTCACTATCGGGTCTGACTCCAGTTCCAGAGTGCGGGTGATTGCCGCCCGTTCTTCTGGCGGGTAGAGCGCAATGAAATTCGCCTTACGTTGCGCATAGAGGCTTTCAAAATCCGGGACATCCACGACTTCGGGCGGTGGTAGCTGCGATAAATCGACAATGGGCATTCTCAGGCTCCCAGTTCTACAGACAGATCAACAGGGCCACCGTCCGTGCGGTACCCGGTAAGTTCCACCACCATCGAGCCATCCATTGCGCCCGTAATGTTGATGGTGTTCAATCGAATGCGTGGCTCCCAGCGCGACAGCGCACCATAAATCGCAGCCATGACTCGCAGCCGGGTGACGCCGTTCTGCGGCTGGTCAATCAACTCGGGTATTAATGAGCCGTATTCCCGACGGGCAACCCGGCTACCGACCGGCGTAATAAGAATGTCCCGCACCGATTGCCGTACATGGTCCAGATCGGTAATGCGGCTTCCGTTTTGTTGGTTCATGCCGATGTATCGCGAACTCATTTGATCCCCTTAGTCCAGTCACCACCCTTCACAACGCCGCCATGGTCATGACCATCCACAACAACACCGTTGGAAGACATAGAGCCGCCGCTCTGTTCAACCGGCCCGTTGATTACCGTTTTGCCAGCATTGAGGGTGAACTCATCGGTGTTCATCTCGATGCTTTCAGACTCATAAATGGTCTTCTTTACCCCCGAAACGTGAAGCGTCCCCGTTTCCGGGCTGTATTCGAACCGGGCACCGTCCGGGAAGTCCGTCACCATGGCTTTTTCGTCAGTGGATGGCGGCGGTCGGTCGTTGGAGTAAATCGCAGGCAGCACAAAAGCCGCTGAGAGATCACCCCCAACGGACAGCAGTAACACCTGCTCATCTACGGACGGTGCCCACCATGTAACAGCACCCCCGGCGCGCGTGGTTAGCCAGGGGATCCAGTTTGTTACCAGTTCGCCTGTCGCCACCCGGCAAAGCCAGTTTTCGGTATCCACTTCGGTGATGATTCCCGTACGGACCACGTTCAGCAGCAGGCGCAGGAGTTCATTGATATCGTTTTTTGCGCTCATGGAAGCAGACTGCCACATGCAAAATGGCAGTCGATGAAGGGGTGTTGTCTGGTTTACAGAACAATCAGCGGGACAGGTGGGTGAGAATAATGTCGCGAACCATCTCTTCTGAAACGTCGGTGATTCCCAACAATTCACGGCGGGCATAGGTTACTTCCGGGCCATATTTACTGACCCGATCCCGTAGGCCGAAATGGTGAACTCGGGCAATACGCATCGCTCGCGGATCAAACTTTACTTCTGCGCTGTCAGCGGTGGCGCTGGCTTTCATATAGCGATTGGTTCGTAGTTTGCTGAACATCTTACGGCGAACACGTCCCTGTTTCGCCCGGCCAGAAGATTTTCGCGGTTCGAATGCGGTACCGTCAGGATTTTTTTGCATGGCGATATTGTTCTGCTGCTGTTTTCTCAGCTCTGTCGCCACATCGCGCATCAGCTTCCGGCGTTCTGGCGGGGAAAGCTGCTTCAACAGGTCATCCAGCCAGAATTCGATATTTTTAAGGTTTTCCATGGCTCAACCAGTAATTGTCCTGCTCTTCCGGGTTACCCGGCTCCGGGATCGCGGCCACTGTTGCCACCCCACCATTGATGGAAACCAGAACACGCTCGGTCAGTTCCAGGAAGATAGCGATATCTGCCAGGTCATTCCTGAGAATGTCGGCCTCAAAACTGAACAGCCTTTCCCTCAGTTCATCGTTAGCCAGCGAGTCAGCCTGGTTGACCATCAGCCAGTTCAGAATGGCGGCCATCAGGATGTTCTGGTCGCCGCTGTAGTCGGTGATCACCAGATTCAGTGTGTAGCGGTATTCCCATCCCTGGGCAGGAAAGCCGGTGGAAACTACCCGGCCTTTATCAATGTATAAGTGCAGCGCTTCGGGGTTCGCTTTCAGGTACGGGACGCCAGCGCCGAGAGCCGCGCGCAGTGAGCGAGGTTTATTCATGGTGATGCTCCTGACAATCCACAATCATGTCCACTTTCGCTGCACAAACAGCCCAGTCTCCCTCTGCCTGTTCTTTCGCTGCGAGTAGATCGCCGTTACTTACCGGATTGCTTTCCGTCAGCGTGCATCGCGTTACTTTGGGACAGGAAAGATTGATAACCTGCGGCCCCGGTAATGGCCGGTCGCCGCTGCAGCCGGATAATACTGTCAGGCAAAGGCTCATCAGCCCAGCCAGCGGCTTTTTCATCTTCACGAATTGCCTCCTGAATGTCTTTCTGGCGAACGGCAGAGGCCACCCGCAGATTGTCATTGGTATGCTGTAACTGCTGTTGCAGGTTGTCGTTCGCTCGGGCTATCAGATTCAGCGCGATCAGCTGACTGTTTTTTTCCCTGAGCTTTTCGCCCAGATCCGCGACCGTCTTTTTTTGTTCCCCGACCTGTTTCAGCGCTCTGCTGAGCTGCCAGCCCAGCAGGGCCGACAGCGCCAGTAACGCGGCGATAACTATGCAGAAGGTTCTGGACATGGTTGACTGCCGAAAGTCATCAGGAAGAGGGAGCGCGTGAAGCGGAAACCGAGTACCGCGCACAGGTACCACATAGCTGTTGAAATATGACCAGCACTGAGCAGGCACCCTGTGATCAGCATCAGATTGAGAATAAATCTCAGCTGTACTTTAAGTGTCAGCGTCTTGCCCAGACCAAAGACGCGGTTTGTTATATCTGACACACCAGGCTTACCGCCGCACCGCCAGAGCGTCTGGGTGGTAAGTCCAATAACGAGCAGCGCCACACTTACTCCAATCCCCAGCAGCGCCCAGGCCTGAACAACTGTGACTGCCAGGCTGCCAGGCCAGACAAAGCCCAGACCAACCATGACCAGTAACGTAATATCAAAAATCCAGCGGGTATATTTTTTCACTCGTTTACTCCTTTAATGCACCATGCCAGCTCCCGCGCGCGGCGGTTCTCCAGCCCTTTGCTTTTCACACCATTAACGTAAACCCAGCGCGGCAACTGATTGCATGCCTGCCACCACTGCTGGCGATTGATAAATGAGACCATGGTCGAACGGCAGATTGCGCCCGTGCCGACGTTAAACCCGATACTCACCAGAACATCGTAAACATGCTGCGGCGGCCTGGTCGTTATGCAGGCATCCAGCCTTTTCTCTGTCAGCAGTACATCACTCAGAAGGTTGTCGGCGGCCTGGCGCTCGGTGATGCTCCTGCCCGGCACCACGCCAGCCGTATGACCGATCCCGCTGGTCCATACTCCGGCACTGCACTTGTAAGGCGTGAGCTGGCAACCCTCATAATCTGCGATAAGACGCAGCCCTTCCGGGGACGTTTTCAGCATCTGGAACTGGGGCAGTGTGGCGGCGATAGCCAGCACCACACCGATCAGGCAGCGTTTAACGATTTGCGCGTTCATATGCCTCCTGACTGACTTCTCCGTTTTTCAGCAGCAGATATTTCTTGCGGCTGTAGTACCAGTAAACGGCAAAGGTGCCGGCACCCAGAATCATCGAAAAGACAGATGCCATATCCCTGACGGAGAAGTCACCCAGCCAGGCAAGAAACAATGCGATACCGTACGTGATAGCGGCGATCACTCTCTCAATAGTCATGCTCACTCCCATAGCTGAATCGTCCGGGCAACAGCCGCTGGCGTCTGGTCAGGTAACTCAATCTCATGGCCATGGGGCAGAAATGGCCCCAGTTCTGCCAGCCCAGGGTTTGCGTTGAGCACAAGCTCTGTCATCCCCTGCGTTCTGCCGTAATGCCGCCAGCAAATGGCATCAACGGTGTCATGCTGCTGCGCCCGGACTTTCATCAGATCAGCTCCACGGTCATATGCGCGCGGTCCTGTACGCCATTTATTGCCCAGTGGGCATTTCGCCACACCTCGCCAATAGCCTCATCGAGTGCATCGGATTTCTTAACGCCTTCTGCTGTTGCGTCATAGTCCCGGTACTTCTCCATTAGCGTGGCGCGTGCCCAGCTGAATACGGCCTGTTTGTAAAACGTTACCCGGTGCGAAATGCCGTCAATCTTCTCTGCAGGCACATCAGCCAGGGATGAGTAACCGGCCCTCTGCTGATTTTCGCGATAAATAAAAAGCTCGGCGTTTACCTCCGCAATCGCGGTTCGAAGCGCTTTACGCAGACGTTCAGGTGTCACCGTTCCGTCCACCCGCATGTCTTCCCTGTATTCCTGCAGGCTGAGGTCAGGAAAAAAGAAGGTATTGCTGATGGTGTCCTGGGTATCCTGCGCCGGTTCAGGTGAAACGAATGTCAAACTCATGCATTCTCCTTGGGTGGGAGGTGGACGGGGTTTTGATGAGGCTAAAAGCCTGTCGCCACCCCGTGCCTCCCCGTGCGCGGGTCACGTTCGGTCAGGCTTCGGCGGCCTGTCGCAACTGTCGGTTCAGTTGCTCAATGTCTTTCTTAACGCCACAGCGGTTATCGAGCTGCAGCGCGCGGTTCAGGTGGTTCAGTGCAGCAATCGCCTGATCGTTATCGCGAAGGGCATACCCTAGTGCTTTATGCAGCCTTGCCCTGGACTGATCGGGCATGTCATGCGGGTCAACCAGCTCCAGCGCCTGCGTCAGCAAGGCCGCGCTAAAGGTCTGTTTAGCCGTGTATGCGCGCATAGCTGCGTCAGCAAACTCTTCTGCAATTGCCGTCGCCGTGGTGCGGTTGTAGCGTGTCGGTAACACCCAGCCATGTTTCAACGCATGATGGCCAATCACCAGGGCACCGTGATAATCCCCGGCATCGATACGCCAGATCATTACGTTCATGACAACATCGTCCTGCTGGGAACCATCACCGGCCAGGATGCCTGCAACCCATGGCTCGTACTTCGGCAGCATGTCGCGTTTCAGCTCGGCTTTCTTTTCCGTGGACTGCGTACCTTTCAGGCGCGTCATATCTTCTGAGAGATAAAGCAGCATATGGTTATAACCGCTGAGAGCCTGCCGAGGACCGCCCTCACGGGCGGTCTGTTCGGCTTCAACCCGCAGGCGGTGTGCTCGTGCGGGAGAAGTCATTACGGCGTGCTCCAGTCAGCTTTAACCTTGATGTTTTCAACCAGCGCAACACCGCGATAATCCTCAATGACATAGGCTTCATTGACGGATTCGAAATTCTCGATACGGTCGCGTTTCGGGTTGTCGATGACCGCGCGGCGGCGCGTGTCTTCCTGCCAGTAAATAGACAGGTTATCCAGGCGGGTGATCAGCAGCGTTTCGGTCGGGAAGAACGGCGCGCGCACCACCGGCAGGCCACCCATGCGTTTCTGGCTGATAATCAGGTCAGCGGCCAGCGCTTCGGTGTTTTCCTGCTGTTTGTTGACGATAGGGAAATATTTGTCAGCCAGCATGTCACGGCCACATACCACCACCAGACCGTCATCGTCCTGGTAGACCTCATCAACCAGGTTATTTACGGCATCCATCACAAGGGCGTCCAGGTTCTCGTAATCACCTTTCTTACCGACGTGGATCTCGTTGCGTTTGGTACCGCCGGACGGGGTGATACTGTCCATCACGTGCGCTGCAGCATTGGTGCGAATATTTTCCAGCCAGCCAGTGTTCACGTCCTGGAGCTTCGGATTGGAGCTACGGTTTGAGGATGCTGCTCGGCTGGTACCGTTGAAGCCAATCATGATTCGGTCCAGCGCCTGGCGCTTCACGATGGCATCGCGGATACGGGTCTGGAAGTCCTGGAACTTGGCCCACATGTCGATTTTTGCGTAGCTCAGCGCAGTATCGAAGTTGGTCTGGGTGCACTTGTAAGGTACGCCGCTCAGGTCAGTCGGATCGGTCGGCTCACGGTCTTTACTGGAGGTGTCGGTGGTACCGGCGATGGTGGTACCTACACCCAGACCCAGAGGCTGGCCAGATTGTTCAGACACTGGCACCACGTTAATCATGGTAAGGAACGCTGCTGACTGTTGGATCAGCGTCTCCAGGCTTTGTGCTACCGAAGGTGCCACTGCAAATTTCGTAATGACATCATCCACAGAGACATCATTAAGCGTCGCCAGCTGAGTCAGGTAGGCATTGTATTTAAAGCGGGTTTCTTTTTTCACTGGTTTGCTCCATCAGCAGTTGGTCAGTTCACCGGAATTATTGCCGCCACCGGTTGAGAACGGGCGACGTTCCTGGCGTCCATCTTCGCGGGATAATGTTTCCTGCAGCTCTGAAAGCTCTTCCTGCGTCGCAGCGAACTTTTCTTCGAGTGCCTGGAGGTTGGCTGCATAGGTGGCCATCTGGTTTTCATGGTCATCAACGCGGCCGGAAAGGGTGTGATGCTCTTCTGCCACGGCCTCAACAGCGCTGTGAACATCAGAGAATCGGGCATCGTCGCTGGTTTGCTTGCGTGACAGCATTTCCTTAACGCGACTGAACAGGCTGGGTTTTTCCGTTACATCTTCAAATTCGATGACGGTTTCTTCTGCAGCAGAGAAGAGGTTGTCTTTGTCCTGCTTGCGGCGGGCCAGCGGGTTAGCAGATGCCTTTGCGCTGAACTGCAGCATTTCAGTTCCGAGGCTTGCAGGGTCATCTGTTACCGCCAGGCCAACCAGGTAGGCTTTGCCGGTGTCGGAGAACTTGGTATTCACTTCCATAGAGGTGAACAGTTTTTGCAGGTTCGCCGTGTAGTTGACCAGATCGTCAGTTGGGGTAATCCAGGCGTACAGCGCCATTTTCCCGGCCAGCGCTTCCGGTGCCGTCAGCACTTCGGTTTCAAGGCTGTCCACTTTACCGAAACGACGGAACATACTATCCGGGGTGAAACCCTTGATGTGCTCCATGTTAATCAGCGCGGTGTACACCGCCGGATCGTAACTGGCGGCCATTTCCTCCAGCCACGAACGCTCAATAGTGCGCCCGTCAGTGGTGGCACCTTCCACCCCGATACGGAAACGCTTCGATTTTTTTGCCATCTGCCAGGCTCCGGTAGTTTGTTCATAACATCTCAGAGCCTTTATGTTTGCTGGTTGTAACCGACTGAAACAACGAAGGGCAATTGTGGCGGTGCTGGCACAATGACCAGTAGCGGAAGCGCTTTCCGGTGACAAGTAGTCTGGCGGCATGAACGCGACGACTATCAACCCGGACCTCGATCCCCGCAGACAGGCTATGTTCCTGTACTTTCAGGGGTTACGCATCGCCCGCATTGCTGAAATGCTGGGAGAGAAACCTGCAACCGTTCACAGCTGGAAGAAACGCGACGAGTGGAGTAAATACGGGCCGCTGGATCAGATGCAGCTCACCACGGCGGCGCGTTACTGCCAGCTGATAATGAAGACTGAAAAAGAGGGGAGGGATTTTAAAGAAATCGACCTGCTGGCGCGTCAGTCCGAACGTCATGCGCGAATCGGCAAATTCAACGGTGGCGGCAACGAGGCAGATCTCAATCCGAACGTGGCCAACCGGAATAAAGGCCCACGACGCCAGCCAGAAAAGAACGTCTTTACCGACGAGCAGATCGAGAAGCTGGAAGATATTTTCCGTGACAGCATGTTTGGCTATCAGCGTAACTGGTGGGAAGCAGGCAACAAACACCGTATCCGTAATATCCTCAAATCCCGTCAGATCGGGGCAACGTTCTACTTTGCCCGTGAGGCGCTGATTGATGCCATCACCACCGGCCGCAACCAGATTTTCCTTTCTGCTTCCAAAGCACAGGCCCACGTTTTCAAGCAGTACATCATCGATTTTGCCAAAGAGGTTGATGTTGAACTGAAAGGCGACCCGATGACTCTGGGTAATGGTGCCACCCTTTACTTCCTGGGTACCAATGCCCGAACCGCACAGAGCTACCACGGCAACCTTTACCTGGATGAATATTTCTGGATCCCCAAGTTCCAGGAGCTGCGTAAAGTCGCTTCCGGGATGGCGTTGCACAAGAAATGGCGGCAGACCTATTTCTCTACACCATCCAGCCTGACTCACAGCGCCTATCCGTTCTGGTCAGGTTCGCTCTACAACAAAGGCCGCGCCAAAGCTGACCGTATAGACCTGGACCTCACTCACAGGCATCTTGCGCCTGGCATTCTTTGCCCGGACGGACAGTACCGGCAGATCATCACCGTAGAAGATGCGGTAAACGGTGGCTGTAACCTGTTCGACCTCGACCAACTTCGGCAGGAGTACAGCCAGGACGAATACCAGAACCTGCTGATGTGCGAGTTTGTGGACGATCTGGCCAGCGTATTCCCTCTATCAATGCTGCAGGGCTGCATGGTCGATAGCTGGGAGGTCTGGAACGATTTTGAACCGTTGATGCAGCGGCCATTCGGCTGGCGACCGGTATGGATCGGTTATGACCCGGCGAAGGGAACGCAGAACGGGGACAGCGCCGGGTGCGTGGTCATCTCCCCGCCGGATGTTCCGGGCGGCAAGTTCCGTATCCTTGAGAAACACCAGTGGCGCGGCATGGATTTCCGCGCGCAGGCAGCGGCCATTGAGAACCTGACAAGGCAGTACAACGTGACCTATATCGGCATCGATTCAACTGGTGTCGGCCACGGCGTCTACGAGGGCGTGAAAGCATTTTTCCCGGCGGTCCGGGAGTTCGTCTACAACCCGAACGTGAAAAACGCCCTGGTGCTGAAAGCCTACGACATCATCAGCCATCACCGGCTGGAGTTCGACGCTGGCCATACCGACATTGCCCAAAGCTTTATGGCCATTCGGCGTTCAACCACTGCCAGCGGCAACCGCCCAACTTATGAAGCCAGCCGCAGCGAAGAAGCCAGCCATGCGGATCTCGCCTGGGCCACCATGCACGCCTTATTCAACGAACCGCTGGAAGGCATTACGACCGGCAATACCAATATTGTGGAGATTTACTGATGGGGAAACGCAAGAACCGCCAGCCCTCGCAAACCATGACCAGCGAGAACAACGCGCCACGAGCAGAAGCGTTTTCCTTTGGCGACCCGGTTCCGGTGCTGGACCGCCGCGAATTGTGGGACTACCTGGAATGCGTACGCATTGAAAACTGGTACGAACCGCCAATCAGCTTTGACGGTCTGGCGCGCACGTTCCGGGCCGCGGTGCATCACAGCAGCGCGATTTATGTGAAAAGAAACATTCTGGCCAGTACCTTCATTCCACATCGCCTGCTCAGTCAGCAGGCGTTTTCCCGTTTTGCCCAGGACTTCCTTATCTTCGGCAACGCCTACCTGGAAAAACGCATCAACCGGCTCGGCCAGGTGCTTGAACTGCGCCCGTCACTGGCCAAGTACACCCGCCGCGGCGTGGACCCGGACACTTACTGGTTCGTCCAGTACGGCATCACCAGCCAGCCTTACGAGTTCGCGGCCGGGAATCTCTTCCATCTGCTTGAGCCTGATTTAAACCAGGAGATCTACGGCATGCCGGAGTATATCTCCGCAATACCGTCCACCCTCCTGAACGAATCCGCGACACTGTTTCGCCGGAAATATTACCTGAACGGCAGTCACGCGGGTTTCATCATGTACATGAGCGACCCGGCGCAGAATCAGAGTGATGTCGATAACATTCGTAAAGCGCTGCGCGAGTCGAAAGGGCCTGGCAACTTCCGTAACCTGTTCATGTACAGTCCGAACGGCAAGAAGGACGGCATCCAGATCATCCCACTGTCTGAGGTGGCCGCCAAAGACGAGTTCCTGAACATCAAGAACGTGAGCCGCGATGACATGCTGGCAGCTCATCGCGTCCCGCCACAGATGATGGGCATCATTCCCAACAACGTTGGCGGGTTCGGTGATGTCGAAAAGGCTGCTCGGGTGTTCGTCCGAAACGAGCTGCAGCCTCTCCAGCGTCGCATGCTGGAAGTAAACGACTGGCTGGGCGAGGAGGTGATAGCCTTTGAGGACTACGAACTGAGCGAGCCAGAGGGTTAAGCCTCACCGACTACTAATCCCAACCGCCGATCCCGGCGGTTTTTTTTCGCCTCTGTGGTGCTGACCACCACCAAAGCCTCTGTAACGCTCTGTGCCGCGTCGCTATGTTTAGACCCGCTGCGCTTCGACTCCGATCCTTGCGCGCCGACAGCGCCCCAACGCGGCGCGATTTGCCACCATCCCGACCCTGCCTCCCCCTCGAAAATTGCGCAATCAGCACCATTTCACCCCAAAGCGCGCGCTCGTAGCCCCGCCACGCCTGCCCGCTTCGTGTAATAGTTTTCATGCACTGCAACAAATACGAAAAAGCCCGCCATTTCTGGCGGGCCGGAGGCAAAACA